TTTGAATTATATGATGGAACACTTGGAACAACTGCTCAAAATGTTACTGCTTATGTTTCTGGTGCTGTTGCTTCACACGGTGTTGTTGTTTTATCTAATATTCAAGGAACTTTTTTTAACAATGAAACAGTAACTGGTGGAACATCATCAGCCACAGCAGTTACACAAATATCAGTTTTAAGTTCAAAGGGTGCTTTACAAAGAGCATTCCACGAAGTAAAACAAATTTCAATGTCAGGCTCTCCTGTTTATACAGCAGATACAGCCACATCAACAACTACACTTGGAGATATAGTAAATTTAGTAGGAACTATTTCTGTTGCAAATTCAGGAACAACGGTTTCAGGATTTGGTTCTATATTTCAAAATGAATTAAAAATTGGTGATAGAATAGCTTTCACAACTAATGCTGGAACAGCTTTAACAAGAATTGTAGAATCAATATTAAGTGATACTGTTTTAGAAGTAACAACAGCAGTTGGTGGTTCTGATGTAACTACAAAAGCACCTACAACAAGACAAAGAACAAAAATACAAGGTGGTGAAAATAATGTTGCTATTTCTGTATTGCCTTATCTTGCTATAAAAACATTAAAGACAGCAGATAATAGTAATATATCAGATACAAGTTTTAAAGTTAGACGACATTTCACAGGAACATTATCATCATCAGGAACATTAAGTATTACAGCAGGAACTAATGAAACATTTAGTGCCTCAGCTGAAGGTGATTATACAGTTTCAATTATGTCTACTGGTTCTGGTAGCACAGGAGCAGTTGGTGATGTTTTAAGTATTGATGGAAATAATCACGAAGCAGCTGCAATTTTCACATTAGGTGGTTCACCAACAGGTGTTACACTAACATTTGATTATGGTGCCAATTTTGCAGCTCATAAAGTAAAAATTTTAGCAACCGTTTCTAGAACAACTGTAGCTTCAAAAACTAAAACATTAAATGCTGCCACAACTCTTACAGAAACAACTCAAGCAACAATTGAATCAGGAGTTGTTGGATTAGGAAAAGCAGATATTTATGCTCTTAATAGTGTTTATATGTCGCCTGCTTTTGGAACAACACCAACAACAAGTCATACAGATATTACAACTAGATTTGAGTTAGATAAAGGACAAAGAGATAATTTTTACGACATTGGTAGAATTAAACTAAAACCAGGAAAGAAAACACCAACAGGACAATTATTAATTAATTTTGATTATTTTTCACACGGTTCTGGAGATTTTTTTGATGTAGATTCTTATTCTGGTGTTATAGATTATGTAGATATACCATTTTATATTGGTTCAGTAGATAATACTACTTATCATTTAAGAGATTGTTTAGATTTTAGACCAAGAGTTGATGATGCTTCAACTATTGAGTCAGGAGCTGTTGATAGGTCATTTGATGGAACAGGTGCTTCAACTGTGGATCCTGTTAAATTTAAATCTGATGTTACAACTGACCATGAATATTATATTCCTCGTATTGATAAAATATATTATACTAAAGAAGGAAATATAAAAGCTATACAAGGAGCTCCTTCATTAATTCCTAAAGCACCTGGAGAAATGGACAATGCTATGCTTCTTTATACAGTAAATTACCCACCTTATGGAGTTCAAACAAGTGATGTTTCAGTCCAAAAACAAGATAATCGCAGATATACTATGAGAGATATTGGTGCAATAGAAAGAAGACTTGATAATGTGGAATATTACACACAATTATCATTGTTAGAACAAGATGCTCTTGGATTACAAATCCAAGATGCTAATGGTATGGATAGATTTAAGAACGGATTTCTTGTAGATAATTTTAGTTCTCATAGAGTTGGTGATGTAGGAAATCCAAATTACAAATGTTCTATTGATATGGCTCGAGGAAATTTAAGACCAATGTTTAATGAAGATAATATTAATCTTGTTGAATCTACAAGTGCTTTAAGCACTTCAGTAACAGATACAATTAGAGCAGCTCAAACTTATAAAAAAACTGGAGATTTATTAACATTACCATATACAGAAGTAGTTCAAATTGAACAACCATTTGCTACTAAAACAGTTAATGTAAATCCATTTAATGTTCTTGTATGGGCAGGAACCGTAGAATTGGATCCACCAAGTGATGAATGGAAAGAAACTGAAAGACGACCTGAAGTAACTATTGATAATATAGGTGCATTTGATACTTTAACCCAAGATATTCCAAATGCTGAATTAGAAGGTGTTGAAATAGGAACTATGTTTGGAGATTGGGAACAGTTTTGGGCAGGACAAGAAACACAACAATTAGGCCAAGTTAGGGAAGGTGGAAATTGGGGAATGATAGGTAATGGCTTTGGATGGATTGAGGGCGGAATTAATAATAGAATAGGTACCTTTAATACAACAGCAGAAACAAGAACAAATGTAAGAAATACAATAGTTTCACAAACAGTAAGAAATACAATTGGAGATAGAATAGTTTCCGTTGGTTTTATTCCATTTATTAGAAGTAGAGATGTAACCTTTAGTGGCACAAGAATGAAACCAAACATAAGAGTTTATCCATTTTTTGATGAAGTAGATGTAAGTGCTTATTGCACCCCAACTAGTGGCTCATTAGGTGGAAATATAGTAACAGATGCTGGTGGTGCTTGTTCAGGAACATTTGCGATACCTGATCCAACTAATGATGACAATCCAAGATGGAGAACAGGTGAAAGAGTTTTCAGATTAACATCAAGTTCAAGTAATTCATCAACTAATGTTGAAACTTCAGGAGAAGCAGATTATGTTGCAAGAGGACTTATAGAAACAGTTCAAGAAACAATTATATCTACAAGAGAACCAAGATTAGTAAGAGAAGCAGTTACAGAAGAAAGAAGAAGAAGAGAATTAATAGCTTTGAGGGATGAAGGTGCAAGAAGAATTGACCCTATTGCTCAAACATTTTTACACGAAGAAGATGATGGAATTTTTATAACAAGTATGGATTGCTTCTTTTCAGCAAAAGATTCAACTATTCCTATAGCATTACAAATTAGAGAAGTAGTTAATGGTTATCCAGGTGGAAGAGTATTGCCTTTTGGAGAAGTAGTATTAAATCCAAGTTCTGTAAATACAAGCACGGATGGAACAACAGCAACAACATTTACATTTCCTTCACCGATTTATTTAGAAGGATCTGTGGAATATTGTGTGGTTCTATTAGCAAATTCTGACAAATATTTAGCTTATGTTGCAAGAATGGGAGAAACTGTTGTTGATGGAACAAGAATGGTATCTACTCAACCATCTTTAGGTTCTTTCTTTAAATCACAAAATGCTTCAACTTGGACAGCAGAACAAAATGAAGATTTAAAATTTACTTTAAGAAGAGCAGAATTTACTACTGGTGGAACTGTATATCTAGTTAATGATACACTTCCTTCAAGAACATTAGCAACAAATCCAATTACAACTACTGATGGTTCAGATACTTTAACTATTAATCATAGAAACCACGGTATGCATTCTACATCTGATAATGTAACAATAGCAGGTCTTGCATCTGGAACTTATAATGGCCTTGCTCATTCAGCAATAAATGGAACTTATACATCTATATCAAATATAACACACGATAGTTATGATATTACATTAGCAGATTCAACGGCGGCTACATCTACTGGAGATGTGGGAGGATCCACCGTTACAGCAACACAAAATAGACAAATGGATACAGCATTTTTAATGTTGCAACAATTATTAATTCCAGGAACAAATGTAACTCATAATATGAGAACAACATCAGGAAAAAGTTTACACGGTACACAAGCTCAATTCTCATTAGCAAGCACAGATAATAAGGTAGCAGTCGTAGCAGGAAGAAATTTATTTTTTACATCACCTCAAATGGTTGTAAGTGAAATTAATGAAACTAATGAAATGAGTGGTAGTAAATCTTTTGTATTAATTATGACAATGACAACAAATAATGATAAAATATCACCTGTTTTGGATTTGGCAAGGTCAAGTCTTGTTGCTGTTTCAAATAGATTAAATAGTCCAACAGCATCCAATACAACTGATTTTGTTGCAGAAACAGCTGCAACTGGAAATTCATCATCTGCTCAATATATAACAAGAACAGCAACATTAGCAACTGTAGCAACAGCATTTGATATAAGAATTGATGCTAATGTTAGAGGAAGTTCAGAAATGGAAGTTTATTTTAGAACAACTGGTCCAGAGGATGATAGTAGAACAATAAATACTGTTTCTTGGACAGCATTTAATACTGATGGTGCAGAAGATAATTTAATAACACCTGCTGAGGATGATGCCACTTTTAGTGAGTATCAATATACAGTAAGTAATTTACCTTCATTTACTGCTTTCCAATTAAAAATAGTAATGAAAGGAACCAATTCAGCATACCCACCTGTAATTAGAGATTTAAGGTGTATTGCTTTAGCGGTATAGATATAGATAATGGGAATTAAAGTAGAAAATCAACCGAATTTAGAAAGAGATGAATATTCTCAAGCAATTATTAATACAAATAAAAGTGCTTATCAAATATATATGGAAAGACGAATAAAGGCAGAAAAATCACAGGATGACATTAGAAATTGTGTAAAAGAAATAAATAGTTTAAAGAAAGATTTAAAAGATATTAAAAATTTATTAAAGGGAAATTTAAACAATGGCGCTTAGAAGTATAGCAACAACAGATACTTTAGAAACATTTAGAACGACAGCTAATAGTCATATTAGTGATGTAGGTGATTTAGCAAGTTTAGCTACTACTGAAAAAGGAACTATTGTAGGTGCAATAAATGAAGTTAATACGAGTGTTTCATCTGCTTGGAGTATATCTGATTCTGGTTCCACTATTGAAACTATTAGTTTAGGCGGAACATTAAATGTTATTGGTAGCACAGGAATTACTGCTACTGTTTCAGCTGATGGTTCTGATGCTTTAACAATTGCTGTTGATACAACTGCTGTTGCAACCACAACTAATACCATTTCAATGTCAAATAAAACTTTAACATCAGTTACAATAACTGACCCAGCAGTTAGTGATGGAGATTTTACAGGTGCCCAACTCTTTGCAGCTGGTAGTGCTGGTAATCCTACATTAACAAAAACTGGAGATACAAATACAGGTATATATTGGGCTGGTGCTGACCAAATAGATTTTGCTTTAGGTGGCAATCAAAGATATACTTTTGATGATGGTGCTTTGGCAATTAAAAACTCTGGAGGTAATTCATCTGGAATACAATTATATTGTGAGAGTTCAAATGCTCATTATGCAGAAGTTAGAGCTCCTGCTCACTCAACATTTACTGGTAATATAGTATTTACTTTACCTGATGGAACTGCTAGTGATACATTAGTTTCAAAAACTTCTACCGATGTCTTGACAAATAAGACAATTGGTAGTATACTATTTGTTGGTAATAAAATGACTTCTACTGATTCAAGTTTTATAGAAATAGAAGGTTTACAAATTCAAAGTGCTTCTGACCCTGGTTCAGCACCTACAAACTATCCTGTTTTTGATAGTGCTAACAATATAGGGTTCAGGTCAGCAACTGATACAATTACAGATTTAGGGATTGAAAGTCCTGTTCCTATGGCTATTGCTTTAGGATAGATAAATAATAACGAGGTAAAATATAGATGGCAAATACATTCACATCTTTTTATAATGCTGATGTTTCTAACACAGCCGAATTAACATTTACTGGCGATTCAGCAAAGGAATCAATTATAAGTTCATTAAAAGTGGCCAACATTGATGGCACTAATGATGCTGAGTTTACTTGCACCATTACAGATAATGACGCTACTGCTTATACTGGAACAAGTGGTACTTTAAAGGCTTATATTGCAAAAACGGT